ATAACTTTCAGGCTAACGGGTTTTGGCTTTCGGCCGCTGCGGCCAGGTACTCCCGCCATGCTCAGTGCCCCCCAGTTTTAATTTCATTTTTCGCGAAAATAAAAATCTCATGGCGGGATCGGTGTCCGGACGAAATAGCCCCAGAGATTTGATCCCCCCTACCCATCCCGCGCCCCGCTTGGGCTGGCGCTGAGTCAGCGCTGGCGCCCACGTTCGGCCTCCTGCCTGGTCTTCTGGTCATGGCATGGCTTGCAAATCGCTTGCAGGTTTGCGTCAGTGTCGGTCCCTCCATCAGCTAGCGGCTTGATGTGGTCGACCTGAGTTGCTGAGGTTATCCGCTCAGCTGATAGGCACGGTTGGCAAAGGCCATTGTCGCGCCTGAGAATTCTTTCCCGAGTTGTTTGCCACTTGCGTCCTCGGGTCCGCTTTTCACTGTGGCGATTGCTCTGCCACTTAACAGCCTTGTCTTTGTGCTGCTCGCAATAACCATGAGCCTCAACCGTCTTATGTGGGCAAAACGGTTGTCTGCACGGTCTTGGTGGCTTGGGTGGCATAGGTTTAAGTCTTGCTCTTCTCAAGCTGCGCCATGCGGGCCTGATGCTCACGCTCTGCCATCCTCAGGTTGCGTGTTTGCACCCAGTAGTTCAGGCCGAAGGTGGCGACGGTCGCAAGGATGCCGATCACTATTGCCCACTCAGACAAACTCATGAAGCCAAGGCCTGCGGTCGTGCCGGCTGTAGCATATGAACTTACGGCTGTTGCTTTGTCTGACATGATTTTGAATCCTGGTTGCATACCTGAGCCTCCCGCCACTTGCGGTATCGCTGCACATCCGTATCGCATAACTTGATATCAGTGATCAGCTGCAGCGTGTACTGAAGATGATCATGGTTTGTTCTGCCATTAAAGGGCCGCAGTGCGCAGCCCGAATGCAGAAAGTTTGACGGCGGCAACACTGTTACTGTCTTTGTTACCGTCACTGTACGCACTTCCGCTGGCTTGGTAGAGCAGCTGGACAGCAGCGTCAGGCACAGCAGCATTAGCCCACGCACGAGTAGGATCATGTTCGGATACCTTCAGTTGTTCACTGTTAACCATTACCGCTAAGTGCTGGTCGTTGATCTGCTTTTCTGATTGCTGGTGCTCGGTATTTAATTGAGCAACCAACAGCTGTTCATCCACTAACGCTTGAGCCTGGTCATTCAGGTTTTTAACTTCCGACACCAGGCCTTTGACTTCCAACTCATAGTTGGCCAATTCAATAACCTGTTTATCAACCACAGCCTTTTGAGCTGTTAGCTCAGTCTCCAGCACAACTACAGTTACACCAAAGCCTGCAACCGCTAAGGCAGCTAAAGCAATTAACACACGTGTCATCATCTTCATTGTTGTAAGTCCTTGAGGCACATCTTTCGCTCAGCTGCACGGCGTGTGCGTAATCCGTTGGACTCTTTGCCTTTGATGTAGATCCAGCGCATAAGCTGGTTACATGCTGACACTCGGAAACCTTCATTCAGGTTCCCAAGCATCGTTGATTTGCGGAACTGGCCTATTCCTACGTTGTAGACGAAAGACAGGTAAGCAGCGTGCTCACCTTCAGATAACGGCACTTTAACTGCAGATAACAGCTGTTTATTGTGCTCGACCAAGTCGCCGGCTAACTGCTGCAGACATTGCTCATCACTAAACATCATGCCAGGCTTTAGCTCTTTGCCTGTGTGACCATAACAACTGGTAAGGATATTAGCCGGGTCCAAATAGACCTCGTTAACCTTGCCTTCGTGTGGAGCAATAAGTACAGCACCTGATAGAGCAACAGCACCACTAATACCAGCAGCCAACAATGCACCTTTCAGATTCTTCATGGCTTCCACCAATAAAAAAGCCCCAGGCAAACGCTTGGGGCGAAATCAACAGGCTTAAAACTGGGAGAACAAAAAACCCGCCTTTTGAGCGGGTTCTTGCTTAGCCATTTCTGACCAGATTAGACAAAATTACTCTATTTTCTGGGTTAAAAACACGCCATAAATGGCGGGTTTGAAAATAAATTTCAAAAAACACTTGCAAAAGCGCTCATTGAGCGTATATTTATATGCATCAGCTCAGCTGATACCGCCGGGGCGGAACCCCGATTCCTGATTGGAGAAACATCATGGCTACATTAATCACTATCAAATCACGCAAATTAGAAACTGAATTCAACTTTGAACAGCGCGGTGGCTACCTGTACTGCAACGGCAACCAAATTTGTCATGGCGGTGGATACATGGGCGAAACCATGTGGTGTGCAAAAGGTGACGAAAACCAAGCAATTAAAATGTGTCGCTCATGGTACAAACAAATGATGCGCCGCGAAATCACCTTAGGTTAATCGTGACCAACTCAACAATTCACCTGAACGTACCAGCGGAGTTAAAGGGCCGCTGGGTTCGCGCAAGCCGAGCCGCAGGAATGCGGCTTACTGACTTTATCGTAAATGCTGTGGAGGACTACATGCAGCGCCAATTAGCCAATATTACAATACCGGACACCATTAATTTTGCAGATCTGAAACTTGCCCGTGATGTCGACGGCATGGTGTCATTTGACTGGTCGCCCGTTGAAGCCATTTGCAAAGCCAGTAACGTGCCAGTTGATATTTTAAGAGAAGGGCCTGAAGACAATGTTAGCGGTTTGATTGTGGCGTGGTACGAAAGCCACTTAACAGCTGGCGGTGAACGGGATCCGGTTGCTGATGATATTATCGGCGAGGCCATTATTGAGCAACAGCATGGACAGAACGTCAGTCATGCACCAGGTAAGGCATGATGGATAGCCCACAACCTGAACAAGTTAAAGCTGCAAGAACTGCGGCAGGGCATAGCCAAGCGCAAGCTGCAGAAACTATATACAAAGGCTTGAGAACTTGGCAACAGTGGGAAAGTGGTGACAGGGCAATGGATCCTGCTCTTTATGAACTGTACTTACTCAAAACAGGCCAGAAAACCTTGTAGGGCAATCAGTACAGTGACAAAACAGCGGCCTGAGCCTGCCACAGCTTGGGCCATTCTTTCTTCAGTAGCTTAGCCTTCTTTATATAAAACCGATTAATGATCTGCCGTTCAGGAACTGCCAGTTGTTCAACCACTTTGTCTATCTGCCCTACCCAATCCGGCACAAAAATGCTGGCCGCATGATGGCTGAACAAATGCTTGTCGGAACTCACCCATATACCTGTGCGCATAACCTCGCAGCAGCGCTCTGTAACGGATGTATTTGCGTAACCTTGCAAAGCCTCCTTCCCCGCCCAAAAGCAACCCCAGCTTTGCAACAACCTATCCAGCTCTTTGATGTTCAACCATGGCCTCCTGAGCAATTACTATCGCGTCTATTAATTCTATTTTGAATACGCATTCACAAAACGCCATTACTATACCAAAAGCGGGTTCGGCCTGTTCAGCTTCCCAGCGCTGGTAAGTCCGCAGCGGAAACTCCATGATCGCGGCAACCTGCTCCTGAGTAAAACCAATCTTCTTTCTGTTGGTTTTTAGGATAAATCCGCCATGAAGTTTCCAGTACGGGTCATTGCTATGCATTGCGCTTGCCCCTCGCCTGATACCAACGATAAAACAGGATGCTGGCAACAATACCAAGTGAGCCGCCCCAACCGCTAACGAACATCGCCAGTTCAGCGTCCACAGTCGTTGCTGATATCCGGGCGAACAGGAACTGGCACCAGGTGATGCCCCAACTAATGGTAAATGCCAGTGCAATTTGCTGATCACGAACAAACTGGCTACTTAAACCAAGCAGAAACACATTGCCGAAGGTGGCTATAAATAGCAGGGCCAGCTGCTGCAGATCATTTGACGGCGAAAACACCACTTGCAGATCAGTTTCCGGTGAAAATACCACTGATACCTCCTTTCGGCTGGCCGTACAGTGCTATCATGGCTGCATCCCTATTGTCAGCATTACTCTTACCATTCCAACCAGTTAGCCGGTTAAACGCATCTGACTTATAACGCTTGCCGCTTCTGGCACCCTGTAATGGCAATACCATTTCGACAGAGAAACCTGCCGCTGCAAGCTCCTGCACTAACAGTTCGGCTGCATATTTCACAGCGCCAATGTTCTGAGCAATCTTCATCATCTGATTGCGGCTTTGCCCTGGGCGATGGATCACAGGTTTAAAAGCGTTAATATCTTCCAGCTTAATGCGCAACTGGTTCTGACCAGACAGTTCGCTCAGAAGCTCTATTAGCGACTTGTTGCCCAACGTGTAAAGCTGCTGAATGATGCCGTCCTTTACTACAGCAACACCGTGCTTTTTGGTGTCTGGATCAATACCAACGATTAACATTTATTCCACCCAGAAAAGTCAAAAATACCCCTTTCCCTCTTTTCTTCAGGATCACTTTCAGCAGGCAGAGCAAAGCGGATCATCTCATCGAGATTATTGGTAGCTTCTTGCATTTTCTCGAAGTAATACTTCTCTATAGCGGAGTGTTCAAAAACGAGTCTGTGATGCCTGGCTCTATCCATCCATCTGTGGTGTTCGGATATGCGAGCGACTACTGTCTCAATCTTGATACCCCGACGAGCAGCCAATTGCTGAACTCGCTTCGCCTCGGCTGCATTATCAAAAACAACAAAATCACCAGACTTCAACGAGTCGAGCATTTCAGCTGTGCGGCCTGTACGCCGAGACCTGGCAAAGAATATTTCAGCCATCGAACCCAGAGCGGCATGAACAGTGTGATGGTACATAAAGACCCCTTTTGCTAATTAATAATGTTCAGACGGTTTAATTCCAGACTGCCTTTAAGCCCTTACCTGCCAAGCAATCCAGCGCTTTATTCGTTACTTCAATGCCTGCACTGTGCCTACGCAAATAACATCTTTTATCAATTAGGCGTTTCCACAGCTGAAAAATCTAAATTCTCTGAAACGCTTACCAGCCAAGGCCGCTAAGCATTCGCTACTTTTTTTAATGCCTGCACTGTGCCTACATTTAAACCCTGTTTTATCAGCCAGTCGTGGTACACATTCACCGCCTTTAACCGCTCGGATAACGCTTCGGTTTTGATGTACACGGCATCCAATCCTTTGGGCTTGTGGTTAAGCAGGCGCTCGGCCATCCAGTAATCAATACCCAACTCTGCCCAGGCAGAACGAGCCATTTTGCGTAAATCGTGGGCCGACCATTTGCCCTTGCTCACCAGCTGAATATGCTTTTGTGCTGCCTGGCTACTGATCGCCTCGGTACCAGCAGGAAATAGAAAATCGCAATAAATACCGAATGACTCGCGAACAGTCCTGAACTTATCCAGAAACTCTTTGGCCAGTGCGGTAATAGGCAGAACATGAGTTACATCGGTCTTTGTGATCTCAGCAGGTATTGCCAGCATGCCTGCAGTAAAGTCGATATAGGACCAGCGTAACTGCCTGGTCTCACCAATGCGGGTACCAAACAGCAGCATTAGCCACACCAGCGCCCAACCATCCACTGCGGCCTGCTGCAGTTGCTCCCACACCAGCGGCAAACTGGTTACACGCAACCGGCTTTCCTTGGGCTTGATCCGCTTCGTTACATGGTCGACAAACTTCATACCCGCCATATAGTCAGCTGCCAGCAACTCCAGCTTTGCAGCCAGCTTTACAGCAGTTTTTAAAGTTCCCCAGTACTTGCGCATGGTCGACGGTTTTAAATCAGAGTTAACCAAAGGCAGGATCAGCTGAGTATCAAGCACAGCCTTTGTAAGCTGGCCAACAGGCATCGTACCAAGCAGTGGCAACAAGTGAGCATCAATGGCACTTTCAACAGCCCTGCGCCACTCAGGCGATTTCGTCACTTCTTTGGCCGTTCTGCTGCGGTACCATTCCAGCAGTTGGCCAACAGTTTCAAAGGTGCCTGTTTTCACAGTCTGGCCTGCTGTTAACTTGCTCAGTAGCTCCGGTACCATTGCCACTACATCTTTTGTTTTCAGCGTGGGCCAGTAGCCAAGGCGGTGGCGGATCTTAATCCGGTTTTGGTAGTGCACCAGATACCAGGTAGCCTTTTGACGGCCAGAACGGTAACGCAGGGAAAGCGGCTGACGCTGATCACGCAGTTCGCCCACATCAGCATCAGCTGCATGCCGGGTGATAGCTGCATCAGATATAACGACAGATAAAGACTGCATCAGTACCCCTGCTCAAACTTCGGTTTGTTCCGTTCCAGCGCTGCCATCATTTTCCTGCGCTCTAATGGCAGCATTGCCCTTAACTTTGCTTCAATGGCCTGTGGGCTCATCATTCGTTGCCTTTCATGGTGTAACCACAAACAGGCCACTTTATCCACGGCCTCTGCTTCAGCCAAAGCCGGATCAGTCGCCAAATTCACAAAGGTCAAATGGCACTCCGCATGCTGCCCCAGTTAAATGCCACGACTTTGCCGCCGTCCTGACGCAAGCGGTCAAAAGCCCGATCGCCTATGGCTTCACGGATGCCAGTTCTGTCTAGATTACTGATCAGCACTGTAGGCAGCATGTTCTTGTAGCGGCCATCGATAATATCGAATACAAACAGAATTTCGGTTTCGGTACCGCGCTGCTGACCAACTTCATCGATGATCAGTAAATCAAGTTCGCTAAGCTGTTTCAGCAGCGTGCTTTCCGACACAGAAGCGCCCTTTCCCCAGCAATCCTTTAACTCACGCACCAGGCCGCTCAAAGTTGCCAGCCGGCACTTTTTCAGCGGCATCAACTCGTTCACCATGGCACTGGCCAGCATGGTTTTACCAGTGCCAACCCGACCACTCAGGATCAAGTTTCCATTGCCACCGTTTTTAATGCGTTGGGTAAACTCCATGGCTTCATGCAGCGCCAAAGCGTGATCTTGCGACTCAACCCGGTAGTCAGCGAAAGTCACCTGCGAGTACCTTGGCGAAACACCAGCCTCGATCCGGCTGCGCTCCAATCGTGCCTTTGCGGCTTTGGCAGCGTTTTGCTCGTCAATTTTCGCCTGCAATGCGGTGCTTTCAGCAGCGCACAGCGTGCAAGCACTAAGCACAACAAACCGATCGCCCATAGCCTGGTATCTGAAATCGAAGGCGCCATGCTTTGAGCAGCGACCCTGTTCTGGCTTTTCCGGAACAACCAACACAAAATTCAAATGACTCATAGCGCGCCACCTTCGTAATTCTGACCATGAAATTCATGCGGAAATCGGCTTTGAACAGGCGCAATAGGCCTACGTAACCAGGCATACTCAAAACCTGTCCAGCCTCGGTTTGCGCATTCGGCTAGTACATCGTCCACCGTCATGCCGTTGGCAACTGCCAGCTCGATCTGCTTGGCCAGTCGATTAATAACGGTTTGAGTAACAGGAGCCTTTTTTGCCGTTCGCATAGTTTTCCAGTCTCTGAAAACCGATGGGCTTGGTTCGCTTGGCCAACAAGAAAAATCGAGTTCGGTTTTACCTGCCGAAACACTATCTTTTTGTCTTTGGTTAGTTGTCTTTGGTAGGTTGTCTTTTGTGTCGGTGCATTTGCTCCGCTCGCTTGGTGCATTTGCTCCATCTGCGTGGTGCATTTGCTCCGTTTCTACGGTGCATTTGCTCCGGTGCATTTGCTCCATATCTGCGGTGCATTTGCTCCGGTGCATTTGCTCCGCACCTTTGCGCATATTGGCCGCTTTATCACCTTTGACTTGCCATTCACTTACCACTTTGTTGACAGAGACTAGCTTCATGATCCCGCCCTTTTCACATAAAATAATGTGACGGGCCGTAAGAACAATTAGAGCGTCCCTGACCGTCTTTTCATTCAGGCCTGTAAGTTCAGCCAGATAGGTATTGGTAACCCGGTCTGCCTTTTTGTTGTAGCCGTATGTGGTTCTGATAATTGCATTCAGCACCTGAAATTGGCTGCCGCTGATATCAAGCTGGCAGAGCCTATCCTGTATCTCGTTGGCTGTTCGCGTGTAGCCATTGTCAGTATCTGCAATCACAGCACCCTCCGGCTTGCGCCTTTCGCTAAATTCAATTACATTTGTACCTAAGGGCATAAATACCTCGTCGTAGTGGTTAGTGTTCTTGATAGCCCTGTTACCGCAGGGCTTTCGCTTTTCTGGCAGTTGTACCTGCCGCTGTTCTGCAGGTTGCCGCCCAATGCACATTGGAGGCGCACATGGACCGCAAACCCTATTACCTTGATCTTTACCGCCAAATGCTTGAACAGGCCCGTATCGGCTATACGCTGGCGATTTTTGGCGATCACCTGGCAGGACAGCAAGGCTATGAAAAACACACAGGCCTTGATGCTGTTCACTACTTTCTGATGCAAAAGCACCACTGGACACGCGGCCAAATTCAAGCCATGACGCAGGCCGATATTCTCTTTGCTATGTCGGAAGAGTTTGACTTGTGGACCATGCCCGACGATGCCAGGCAGGTTCTGGCTGATATGGCTGAACATCAGTTTTCACCCTCAAATGCTTCCGCGCTAAAGTGAAGCACCAAAGCCCAAGCAGCAGTAACGGCTAACAATATGAGAGTGATAGTTATCACTGCGATGGCTTGTGGCTTTGTTTCTGTTGGAAGCCAAGGCATGAAGCAAAACAGACAGAGCCAATAACAGCACCAGTCTGAAAAGGCACTACATCTTTGGCAGTGCTTTTCCAATTTAGTCTGCCGCGACATGGTTCAACTCGCTCAGTGCTATTCTGAAACCAGCGGCGTTCTTATGCCCACCACCACCGAACTTGGCGGCAATAAGCGAAACGTCCGCGCCATCCGGTTGTGATCGCAGGCTGTATACCCTGTTATCAGCCGTATCGTAGTAACAGGCAGCAAATGCTTCACCCTGGCTCATTTGGTGTCCAGCATCAGAACTGTAGAAATACGGGGCGTTTAGAGTGGGAACGTCATGGCCAGCGATAACAGAACGGTATGCGGCAGCGCGGATCAGTTCTTTAACGTCTTTAAAGTGTTTGCGCTCTATCGCTTCGCCTTGACCTACAAATACATTGTAAACAACAGGGTTTTCACATAGCTCAGCAACACTGTCCCAGTTATCAAAGGTGTATTCAAGGCTGAACAAGTTGGCCTGAAAAGCGCGGGTATGCTCCATTTTAAACAACCACAAATCGCGGTCTTCAACATGGCGGATCAGTTTGCTTGGTTCTGTATCAGGGTGGTAATGGTTCCAGGCCATCATGGCGCCACTACGATTCATATCAAAAATGGCTGTTACATTAGCCGGCAGATCAACCAAATCACCTGCAGCACTTTTGTGGTGGTCCAGTATCAACACTGTATTGGCCACAGCAGCAATTTGCAGTAACACATCGCGTTTATAGCTAAAATCGACCATCACCACATCACGGCCAGCGCAATCAGGTGGTTCTTTACCATAGGTGCCCGGGTGAAACTCAGTATCAGGGTGTTTTTTGCGAACAGCCCATGCAGCGGTAAAACCATCAGCACAGTTAGAGTGGTAAATACAAAGAAGTGGTTGTTTCATAGTTATCTGCCTGTTTGTTGTCGTAGTTATGAATGAGCTGGCCGTTGCTCAGCACCGCACTTAAAGCTGTGGCCTACGCTTCTCACTGTTTAACCCGGCGTGTCCGTAGAAAGACCTTCCGGTTACCAGCTCATTGGTTTTGGTGCCTGTCTCCGGTTCGCTCGCCCGCAGAGCTCACGTCTGCAGTCCCCTCGAAACACCAAACCAATAAACTGATCCCTGCTTACCATCGTACAGGGCCGCTCTATTGGCGGCGGGTGCAACGTAATTACGCTGATCAGCATCATCTTTGCCTACCAATCAACCAGGTGATGCACCAGTATCATGGCTCCATAAACTGCATGGTCGGCCGCTCTTTTAAGGTATCAGGGCAGACCTTCCAGCCTGCATGAAGCTTGCACCGTCACGTAGAATGACGTTTGGGCTTTAGGCGGGATCGGCTATCACGGGGCCGCCTCATAATTCCGTGACAACTCACTGTGGTTTTACAGTCCTGCAGTTGACTGGCTGACGCCGCGTTTCAAACCATCAGCATGATTCCTCATAACGCTTCAGCGGCTTAGCTGCTTGCCTTCTACCTCGCAAGTCAGAGTCAGCTTACTAACAGCCACATCGCCACCAGTTGGCAATCGATGCACCCCATTTTCAGCTCATTGGCTTTGGTGTTTGCTTCGGTTTGCCGTTGCGTATGGGATTTCGCCACTTTTGCGCACTGGGCCATATCCGACGGAAGGTTTCGACAAACACCAAACCAATAAACTGAAACTAACCAGCACTCCGCCGCGTACCTGCAACGCTTATCTGGCTTATCGGCTCTCGCCGAAGTGTTTGTTGCTCACTACCCTGGGTGCCTCCCAGTTGCTGGATACACTATTACCAGCAGGGGTGTCGGCCATCTAATGCCCCCCGTGCGCTTAGCCGGATTGGCGGCGAACAACGTGCTGTCTTCCCAGCTGCCAACACAAATTCACACCCACTGTTACCTGGGTTAATACAACGCGATGCAGCACCGAAGGTTTGACTGGCAGAGGCATCTGTTATCAGGCCCCCCAGCACCAGCATCGGTCAGCACTCTGAAGCAAAGCGCTGAGCGATACCTACAATCACCAACCTCCATTCAGGCGCATATGCTGCGCATGATCATCACGGCACTCGGTATCGCAAAAAGCAGCATCACTTTGAACTGGAGCGCTGCACCAATGGCAACGGCCAGTTCGTTCAAGCATCGGCTGGCGTCTATTCAAGGCGATAGACAAATTCAGGTCTTGCTGCTTGGTTGCATCATCGATCACATCACTCACACAGCCTTTAACTCCCTCACTTGATCTCCTACAACGGTTTCAAGCGCCTTCGACTCAGTGATCACTGTCAGCATCTGCTGTTTGATATGCTCGAACTCAACCGGATCAATCACGCCATCAGCACGAGCTGCTCTAACAGCACCAAGGGCCTGCCCCATAACTTCACTCAGTTTTAAAAGCTGATCGCTTAAGTCTTCATCACATGAAACGCCATCTGGAACCGGTACCAGAACTAACCCACGGCTATGCGCCCACGCTTCTAAAATGCCGTTGTCGTTAGTCAGTTCAGTAATAGCAACAGCTTCACCCAGGCTGAGTTTGTGAAACTCCTGATGCGGGTTTAATTTGTTGGCCATCACCACCGGGCTTACACCCAGCTTACGGGCAATATCACTAGCGTTATGGCGCTCACCCAGCTGATAAGCAGCGTCCAGTGGGCTTTGTAAAATTGGTGTTCCTTTTTTCATGTTATTTATACCTATCCTGTTAATCTGTAATCGTGCTAAGCGGATTGCTTGAGTTGCTCTTGCGAATTAGGGCCATCCACTTTAAGAGCGCCATCAGTGAGCCTTTCCAGCTCATACGCTCTGAGCTTTGGTACTTCATCCCCCCAAAGTGATACGGCGGCTTTAGAAATGCCGAGAGCTTTGGCAACAAGAGATTTGCTCTTGTAGAACTGAATAACGTCAGAGGTTTTCATGTGAGCCTCACAAATGGATTTGATAACAGGTTAAGTATTCTAAACCTAAAAATCAAGTCGAAGTTAACTTTTAATAACCATTCATTGGTTAAGATAGCTTTACTATGATGAGTGAAAGAATTAAGAGTCGCCGCAAGGAGCTCAAACTTACCCAATTAGAGGTTGCCGAATTTGTTGGCGTCTCTAAGACTGCTATTTCTCTGTGGGAATCAGGGACCAATGACCCAAATGGTAAAAATTTGGATTCTCTCTGTATTGCTTTGAAGTGTGATCAGAGTTGGTTGCTGTATGGAACAGGAACGCCTATGAGAGCTGAAGTGAAGTCCGAAAGACTACAATTTGTTAACTTGTTTACAGGAAGTGGACGAAGCAATTATTTCGCTCGAGAAGATGTTGGAACTTTTGAATTATGGGACAGTAAAACACCACTTCGAGAAGATGAAGTAGAGCTACCATTTTTTAAAGAAGTGGAGTTATCAGCAGGGAATGGATCATCAGTGGTAAAGGAAAATACCGGTTTCAAATTGCGCTTCGCCAAATCGACGCTAAAACGTCAAGGTGTAAGTGCAGAACATGCAGCGTGTGTTGTGGTAAGCGGTAATTCAATGCAGCCAGTGCTGCCAGACAAAGCGACTGTAGGTATCGACACAGCAAACACCAAAGTTAAAGATGGTGAAATGTATGCGGTCGACCACGACGGCCTGCTGCGTGTAAAAATACTGTATCGCCTGCCTGGTGGAGGTTATAGACTGCGCAGCTACAATAAGGACGAATATCCCGACGAGGATATATCTGGCCACCAAGCTGAAAAGCTCAAGGTTCTAGGTAAAGTGTTTTGGTATTCAGTACTGATATAAAAGTTAAGGAGCAAGGATGAAGAAGATAATATTTTCACTGTTGTTAACAGCTGTACTAGCAGGTTGTTCCAGTGTAGGTAACGAAGCCATAAAAGAAGAAAATCACCAAACACTTGAGCAAAAATTGGTAAAAGGAGTAACCACAAAGGACGAGGTTCGTGCGGCTTTTGGCGACCCACTGGACGCTACATTTCATGATAGCGGTAACGAAATGTGGAAATATGTATTTACCAAGCAAAGCTGTAATGCATCCTGCTATTTCATTTATACAGCCTGGGCTTATAGCTCATCTTCGGGCACTCAGAAGACGTTAACGGTTTTGTTTGATGACGCTGGTAAATTGAAAAACTATATTCTTTCAGAATCCGAAGTCGAATCTAAACACGGGCTATTCTCTGGCTAACCTGAATTTTTTACTTACTGCAAAGACCCGCCAAGTGCGGGTTTTTTATTGCTCAAAAATAAATGTTAAGTTTCGATAACTTTTTAGCTTGACCTTTAAATTAATTTTACTTAACCTTTAGTTAAGTTTAATTAACTGAGTGATCAAAATGTCAGTCTTAACAAAAACCACCCAAACCGAACAAGCAGCACCGTTTGCAACTGTGACCATTACTACACCAGCCACAACGCTGGAGTGGAGCCCTACTTTACTGGATGGCCGTAGAGTGGATTACAAAGCTG